AGCCGACGGCAGGCAGGGGAGGGAGTCGGTGGTCGTGGCCAGCCACGCGGCCTCCCTGGCGACCGCTGTAGCCGTGCTCACGGGGCCTCCCGGTCTACGCTGGCCGGATGACCTATGACGTGATCGCGGACTGGGCTTTCGCCGCGTCCGGGCGACCAGCCCGCAGCCCGCCGTGCCGCGTCTACTGGGGCTCGCACGGCTGCGGGCTGGCGCGTGGCCACCCCGGAGGCGCGGACAGCCACGACTGCGGCTGCTGCGAGTGCGCCAGCCACCCTGACCCGGATAACCCGGGCTGCGTGGCGAAGGCTCCGTACTACGGCCTGGAGACCAGGTTCTACGGCGAGGACGCGGAAGCGCTCGGCCTGCCGCTGGCCTAGGCCGCGACGGTCCGCGGCTTCGGGCTGGCCGTCCGCCGCTTCGTCTTGTCCTTGCTCTTGCCGCCGGGGTAAAGCTCCTTCTCCTCGGCGGCGCGCTCCTTCTTGAGGTGCCGCTCGCGGGAGCGCTCGTGGCGGTCCTCGGCGCGGCGGATCTTGCGGTCCAGCACCCGGATCTTGCGCTTCTCGGCCTTGCGCTTCTTCTCCCGCTTGATGAAGGTCAGCATCAGCGCTGCCACGCGTCCATGATCAGCATGGCGTCGGTCTGGAGAACGTCGGGGTCATGGCCGCCTCCGGAGCGCTCGCCGTCTGGGTCCAGCTCGCGGAGGATGAGCGCGGCGGCCATGTACTTCGTGGCGCGGACCAGGCTCGCGGGCACGGCGTTCACGTAGCCGCCCGAGTAGGTCACCACGATCCCCGACCCGAGCGGCACGAACGTGCCGAGGGTGAAGCGGATGTGGCCGGTGTTGTCCGGGCCGGACAGGATCTGGCCCGGTGACAGCACCTGCGACCCGCCGTAGGAGCGGATGATCTGCACCGACACGTCGGAGTAGGCCCACATGTCGGGGTAGCGGGCCGGCGTCTCGTCCAGCCACACGTGGCTGACCAGGGTGATGCCGCCCAGCGCCGAGGCGTAGGACATGCCGAGCGTCCCCTGGATGTCCGTGGGGAAGCCCGCGTTCTCCGCGTACTCGTCCGGGTTGATGCCCAGGCCCATGTGGGTCTCGGTGATCGTGAACGGGGCGAGGCGCCGGGAGCACTCTTCCTCGACCAGGCGCGTGGCCTCGACGAGGATGTCGGCCAGCGGGGTCGTGGCGTAGCCCTCGGCCAGGTCGGCGTATCCGCCTTCAAGGAACTGGGCAGCCGAGCAGAGAGGGAGGACCGGGTCGCTGTCAGCCACGGCCACCCCCTGCGGGCTACACTGCCGGGATGGATGAGCGAGTGCCGGGCGCCGAGATCCTGTCCGTGCTCGTGCGCGGGGCGGAAACGGCCATGAAGGACGAGGGGATCGCGCCGGCGGTCCGCGAGCGCGTCGTTAACCGGCTGGTCTGGGGTGACCCGGAGGGGCTGCGGGCGGTGCGCTACCTGGACGCTGACGAGCAGGTCGTCCCGCTCATCACGCCTTAGCGGCCGGCCCCTCGGTAACCGCCGCCTTGCCCTTCGGCGCGGGCTCCGTCACGGCGGCCTTCGCGGGCGGGGCGGGCTCGGTTACCTCCGGCGGGATCACGACCGCCGGCCCGGCCTCGGCCGCAGGCGGATCGAAGTAGCCGGCGCCCCGGATGGACAGCAGGTCGTCGGCCAGCTCGCGCGGCACCTGGATGACGGAGCCGTCCTTCGCCCACGTGTAGGTCTTGCCGCCCCAGGAGAGAGAGCAGCCGCCGGTTTCCTTGCCGAGGCGCATGGTGGTCCTTCCGGTCCTAGATCAGGGTTAGCTGAATGCCCCTGCCGCTCTCGCGGGCGTCAGTGAACTCGCGCCGGGACTGGAGGGCGGAGCGGCAACTCTCCCGGTGGCACTCGCGGCAGAATTCCTCGCCGCTGCTGGGATTCCGGTAGATGTTGCCCTCGATCCACGGATGCCCGTTTGGGCAGGTCTCGCGAGGCGCCTTCGGCGGCGGTGGTGACACACCGTCGGGACACTGACTCGAACAGTCTAGCGGATCACCCCGCGCGACCAGGGGAGTGACCCGCTAGACTGAATCGGACAACTAGGCCGCTACCGCCACGCGATAGGCCCTACCGACGAACTTAGGCGTACGAACCGCCAAGCACGTATCACCCATGATCGCAAACGGCAACGAGTCGGGCGAACTGGTCGTCGGGTACACGTCCAGCATCTCGGCCTCGCGCACGAACGGGCGCACGATGTTACCGGGGTCGCGGGACATCAGGTAGATGTTCTCCTGCCCAGCCCCGATCGGCAGCATCGCCGTGTTCGTCCCGAAGTAGCTGTTCGGCAGCGTGGACGGCACCAGCGACCCGGACGACTGGCCGGGGATCAGCGCCGCGCCCGTGTCGATGATCTGGTTCGCAAGGATCGGCGTCACGCCGTCGCTCGCCAGGCCCACCGTTGAGTCGCAGTAGCCCAGGAAGGACTCACTGCCCGACGCCCCGTTCGCCGCGGTCCGCCAGACCTTGTACAGCTGCGTGCCGAGGCCGTCCTGGCCGGTCGGCGGCGTGAACGACAGCACCACGTTGTTGCCCGTGGTGACGGCCTGCGAGACCTCCGGCGACGGCAGGATCTCGCCCTGCCGGGCCACGATCGCGGACACCTGGTACTTGTAGGTGCCGTTCAGCACCGCCCCCGCGTTGGACGCCGTGGTCGACGTGACCGTGCCGACCTGGTAGCCCAGGGTGGACAGGAACGACGACGGGACCAGCGGGATGCGCTTGTAGGAGTTGACGATCAGGCCGGCCTCGATCTCGACCTGGTTGTAGCGCTGCTGAGCGGTCAGGAGCTGCCCGATCCGCGCCTCCGCCGTCACCGACATGACGTACATCCACGACTGGTCCGACACCGGCTCCGCGGCATTGGTGGACACCATGGCGCCGAGCTGGTCCAGGGTGGACAGGCTCAGGCTCTTGCCCGCGTAGTCGATGACGTTCTGGTTGCCGCCGCCCGAGAAGGTGGAGATCTGGGTGTCGAGCCCGTCGAACTGCGGCTGCGCGGCCGACGGGTTGTAGCTGGTACTGGCGGCGTTGCCCCAGCCTATGAAGCACTCGGTGTCCCAGTAGTAGCCCTTGATGGCGCCGCTGATTTCAGTCGCCCTCAGGTTCTGGATAACGTCCTGGGTCACGGCCTGCGCGTAGCCCGTGACGCTGCCGACGGCCTGGACGTGGCCCATCGTGGCGGCCTGCTGCACGTACGTGCTCGTGGACACCGGCCGCGCGCCGCCGTCGGGAACCGCCCCGCCGGAGACGTTCACGGTCCGCTGGTTGAAGTAGTACGTGGTGCTGTTGGTCTTCTTGGTGCTGATCGCCCGGCACCAGGGCGCGTAGCGGCGCTGGTACTCCACCAGCAGCGGGTCGATGATCTTCGGGACGAACGGGGCTGCGCCTGCGGCGGTGAGCGCCTCGCGGATTTCGGACATGGCTGTGTTACCTCCGTGAAGAATGGCCGGAAAATTGCTAGACCGTTTCCGCTCAGAGGCACCAGCGCGGGGCGCTGGCGGTCAGGGTGATCGGGGTGATCGGGTGCCGGGAAGTGCCCGGCCGGGTGCTACCGGCGCGGGGCGTAGGCGGCGCCGGCGAGCAGCGCGAGATCCTCGCCGCTGGCCTCCGCGAGCATCTTCGCGGTGCCCGGTCCCTGCTCGGCGATGTTGTCCAGCAGGCCCTTGCGGGCGGTGCCGGTGCCGGACTTCTCGGCGGCAGCCTGTCGCAGCGGGGTCAGCTGCGCCTCGATCAGCCGCTGGACCATCTGCTCATCGGTCTCCGCGACGGCCAGGCCCTGGGCAGCCGCAGCGGCGGCCACCCCGGCCTCCACTAGCGCGGTGATGCGGGTCTCCCGCTGCTCGGCGGTCTCGGCCACGGACGCCGCAGGGACGACAGCGACAGCCGTGGCGGCTGGCTGGACGGCTTCCGTCGCGGCCGGGGCCGCAGCAGCGGGCGCAGGCGGGGCCATGCGGGCCAGGAACGCGTCGAACTGCTCGGTGGTGAACGTAACGGACGCCGGGGCTGCCGCCGCGGTCTCCGTGGTCGTGGCGTCGCTCACGGCTTCCTCCTCGGTAGGTGCGGCGGTTGCCGCGGTGTCGCCCGCCTCGTCGGCGGGCGATGTCTCAGTGGCTTCGTCAGGCTCGGCGGGGGCGCTCTCGCCGCCGTCGTGGTCGGTGTCCTCGGAATCGGCGCCGGGGATGTCCATGTCGCCGTCCATGTCCGGGTCGATGGCCTTCAGCGCGTCCGCAGCGGCGGCGGCGACTGCCCGGAGGATCAGGTCCAGGTCAGCCGGGTCTACGCACCACGAGGACATGGAGATGCTCAGCGGGCCGTTGCTGGCGCACACCGAGAACGAGCCGCTGCCGCCGCCCGTGTCGCCGGCGTACTCGGTGATAACGGCGTCCGACTCCGCGACCTGCTCGGCCGGCCAGATGGCCCAGCCCTCGGCCGTGACGGTGGCGCCGATCCTGCCCATGGCGGCCTTGATCTTGCCCTTGATGCGCTTGAGCTGGCTCGCCGAGTACTGGGCGGCGTTGGCCTTCTGGCTGATGTACGACCAGGCCGCGCGGATCCTCTTGGCGCTGTTGAGCGGATGCCGCTTCTTCCCGTCCTTGAGGTAGCCGGGATCCGCGTAGGTCGTGCCGGCCGGCGCGTCAGTCTTCGCGTCATCCGCCTCGGCGGCATCTGGCGGCGCTTCCTCCGTAATGGTGGTCACGTGCGCCTCCATGACGCTCTCGGTGATGTAGACGCGTTCGCTGGTCTCGGTCTTCGAGTCGCCGGCCCACGCGAACGTGTCGACCTGCGCGCCCGTCACGCCGGGATCCTTCGTGAAGTCGATCCCCGCGATATCGACGTCCTCCGCCGTCTCGGCAGGCTGGCCGTCCGGGCCCGTCACCTTGCGGACCTCGCCGAGCCAGTAGCCGCGGATCGAGACCGGCTTCAGGTGCGCCGGCTTTCCGTCCGACGTGTCAGCCAGGGCGGCGATGTCGCGCCCCGCCGCGGTGTCGGCGATGCCGGCCTCGAAGCGGAGGCGCCCGCGATCGTCCAGGCTGGCCTTCGACAGGCTGGCCGTTATCTCCCGCGAGTTATCGCCCGCACCATGGAACGAGAGCATGACGGCCGGGGCGTCGCCGCGGTCGATGCGCTCCTGCAGCCGGCCGGCCGCGCGGGACACGATCCCGTCGGTGTACCACCTGCGGTTCTTCGAGACGCCCGGCACCAGGGCCACGCCACCGATGGTCGCGATGGTCTTCGCCACGGCGCCTCCCTTCGGTAGGTGAGGCGGCCTAGGAGAACATCACGGTGAAGGCCGGCCCGCTGCCCACGTTCACGGCGGTGATGCCGTTCACCGCAGGAGCGTTGATGGTCAGGATCGTGCCGACCGCCGTGCCGCCCGCGACGACCGCCAGGATCGTCCCGGATCCCGTGGTGGCGTTGTCGTAGAGGATGCCGTTGTCGTTGCTGGTCCCCGCCGTGGTCACGGTGATCGTCGCGATGCGGCCCGGCGCGGCCTTGACCACCGTGGTGGCAGCCGCGCTGGCGATGGCCACGGCGCCGGTCGGGTCCTTCGGGTTGCCGATGGTGTCGACGCTGGCCGTGTAGCTGAGCGGCGAGAAAGACATGGGTCGCCCCTTTCGGGTAGGGCTGGACTTGGACAGGAAGGGCGCGGCCTCAGCGGCCGATGAGCGCGATCTCGCAGCCGGTGACGGATGCGGAGGTGAGGCCGGTCCACGACACGCGGCCCCAGCGCGGGAGCACGAGGTAGGACGAGGCGGTGCCGTTGTAGCCGCCGTGCAGTCCGCCCTGGGCGGTCTTCGACCCGGCAGCGGCAAGGGACGCGGTTGAGATGAGCCCGGCGTAGAGATTCCCGAGGTCGTCATATCCGTCGACAGATACGACGAATGCTGGCGTACCGGTCACGCCGCCGACGGTGACCATCAGCATCACGTCGCCGGAGTCCCGCAGGTCGACGGGCGTCTCGGCGTTCACTGCCGGGTACAGCTCGCCGGGGCCGAGGCCAGCCCAGTTCCCCGAGTTCCCGGCCGCGCTGAGCGTCGTGCCGGTGCTCGTCGCCGTCAGCGACCAGAGAACCTTGGCGAACGGGTAGAGGTTGCTCACTGCGCCTCCCGGGCTGCGGTCAGGTAGGGGGCGTAGGCGCTGGACGGCAGGGCGTGGCCGGGCGCCGGGGCTGGCCAGCACCGGCAGCCGACATGGGCCGGGCATGGCGGGAAGCGGTCGGCGTCGTGCGGGTTAGCCGCCTCGCATGCGTCGCAGACGGCACAGACCCAGTCATCACCGACGGTGACAAAATCCAGCTTTGCCACGCAATGCGCGGCGTACAGCGCCTGCACGGCGGTGGTGATCGCCGACGCCATCGCATGGGTGAGGCTCAGCCCGAGCGCGGCCGCGTCGTGCAGCGCGGTCACGACGGCCTCGGTCATGGCCTCGGCGGTAGCGCCCGCGACCGCGAGAGCCGTCAGGACGCCCGCGAGGCGGGACGCCATCGCGGAGACCAGCACCCCGGCGACCAGGGCCGTCTCGGTGCTGTCCGGGGCGTGCTCGCCGTCCTTCTGCGCGGCGTCCCAGTCAAAGCCTGCGTGACCCGCATCGGCGGCAGCCACGGCCAGCGCGGCGGCGAATCCCTCGCCTGCCGCTGCGGTGACCGCGGCAGCGACGACGGCCAGGAAGCCCGCGTACCCGTCGTCAGCGGGAAGGCCGGCGAGCATCCCCGTGGCGGCGGTCAGCGCGAGCGCCCGCAGCTCCCTCTTGCGGTGCTGCCGGGCCTGCGGGTCCTCGTGGTCGCTGCCCGGCGCGGGGCCGTCCTGCTGCATCAGCGCCGGGCGGCGGAACGCGTCCACCATCCGGGCCACCGCGAGACCGGCGGTCAGGTCGCGCCAGATGCGGGTGAGGTCCGCTGCCCGGGCTGCGTACAGGGCGTCCTGGCGGTCGTAGACCGTCGCCCAGGTGCCAGTCAGGGCGCCGAGCTTCAGCGTGGCCTCGGTGACGTGGCCGCCCGGGCAGTCGCCGGCGGCGAGGATCGCGGCGCGCATGCCCGCGTCGAACCGCTCGCCGAGAGCCGCGCCGGACGCTGCCCAGCCTGCCGCGAACGCCTCGGCGGGGTCCGGCAGTGCTAGCGGGAAGTCCGTCCGGACGCCGCCGTGCACGGCGGAGATGGCCGCGAACGTGACCGGCTCGGCGGGGAGGCGGCCGACCGGATCGTCATCGTCCTGGCCGAGGTACCGCAGGGTGCAGTGCGGGGTGTAGCCGTGCTCGGACGGCACCGCGATATCGCTGCTGGCCAGCACCCGGAGAGCGTCAGCGCGGAGTGACTCCAGCCCCGGCGAGTCGGCCAGTGCCACTATGACGTCCTGGTCGCCGCCAGTGAACCGGGCATGGCCCGCGATCACGCCCCTGATCGGCTGGCGTGCCGACAATGCTGCGGCTGCGGCCTTCAGTGCGTCCGGGTCCACGTCCGCGGCGTCGCCCACGTAGGCGACCGTGACGTGCATGTCATCCGGGTCAAGGCCGTCCGGGACGGCCAGCCTCGCCGCGAGTTCCGGCGGAGGGTAGAGGGCGAGCATGGCCGAGCCGCTGTAGTCCGGCTGCTCCGCCACGCTAGCCCCCGCTGCCCTCGTGCCGCTCGGTGACGTTGCGGGGCGGCCGGAACTGGCGCAGCAGCGTCCACGCCAGCGCCGTGGCCGACTCCTGGCTCGTCACGGTGCCGAGGTGGCCGCCGAGGTCCGGGCAGGAGACGTCCGTCCAGATGCCGTCGTGGCGGTAGGTGACCGTGACCGGCGGCAGTTCCGCGCGGTGGCCGTCAGCGGGCGGCGTCGCGTGGACGTAGAGCAGGTTCAGCGCGGCGTCAGTCCCGGCGGTGACCGGCTCGCCGCACTGCGCGCAGGACGCGGCGTCGGTCACGGCCGCTAGTCGTGGATGCGGCGGATGCTCAGGACTTCAGCCTCCGGCACCATGAACTCGATCTCGTCGCCGTTCTCGATGGTGAGGAAGCCGTCATCCTGCACCAGCGATGTGCCGGCCACCGTCTCTGACGGGCGGCCGGGCTGCCTGAAGGCAATCGCCCACTTCTTCTCGGCAGCGGTCATGGTGTCCCCTTTGCTAGCTAATGATCTTCGGTACGAACGGGAAGGCTCCCGCAGCGGTCAGCCCGCGCGGGGGAAGCTCGGCCAGATCCGGCGCGGCGTTCGTGTCCGGGATCTGATACGGCTGCTCAGGCTGGCCGTCGTCCACGCTTCAGCCTCGATGTCCGGCGCGGCGTGAACGTGATGTCCAGCCACTCCTGGCCGTCCTTGCAGTCGTCACGGCCGACGCACTCGTCACAGATGGCGCCGTGCTCGTGCGGATCCGGCCTGAGCGCGAAGCCGTACAGGTCGGCAACACGCTGCGCCGAGTCAGCAAGATCGGCGTGCACCGGGTAGGTCACGACATTGGCGCCGTACTTGACCCGCGCGAACAGCAGTCCGAACTCGACGCCGCGCACCCAGTCCGCGCTCTCGGTGCTGAAGGTCTCCCTCTCGTTCACGCTGCCCCCTGGTCCTCGCTGACTTCCCGCCAGCGTGCCATGGCCTCGCGGAACCGGGAGTGCCAGGCGGCCAGGTGCGCCTCGGCCTTCGCCTTGTCCTTCGCGTCGTCGTCGTCCTGGTCGTCAGGAGGCCCCTGCTGGCCGGGGGGCGGGGCGTCGGGGTCGGGCGGCGGCTGCGGCGGGGTGAGCGCGTTACCGCCGGCCCCGGCGACCGTGGCCGCCGAGAA